TTCTCTGCGCTCTGCTCTGCTTTTGTACTCCATGTCTTTCCATCTGCTTCCTGTTGAAATACAACAGCATTATTATTAACATATCCTGCCACATATACGATATTGCTTGGCAGGACAATATTGATATCCATACTATTCGACCTCCAGTGTGATAACTACACTGCCTGATACATTTGCAGGGTTAGGACTCATAATGACAGATTTTACGGCCGGTACTGTGGTGTCCAGATTGACTGTAAGCGTAATCTCTGTTGTCTTGCCTGCTGCATCCATGGCAGTTACCTTTATCGTATTTGTGCCCTCTGTAAGCACTACAGCCTGTGTAAAGGCACCTGAAGTATCTACTGCAGGCTCATATGTCTTTGAACCATGTACGATTGATACCGTGACAGGACTGGATGTCGTATCATTGGTAACGCCCTTAATAACCTGATTGCTCTGATTCGTAATCAATCCGCTTGCAGGTTCGCTGATCGTAAGTGTCGGAGGTACCGTATCAATTGTATACGATGCCGTAACTTTATTCGCAGCATTACCATCATTATCTGATGCATTGATTTCAATTGTTTTTGCACCATCTTCAAGCGCTGACTGCGGGGTATACGTGAAACGGTATCCATTTGTGATTGCTGCTTTGCTCATTCCTGCGTTACCATCTTTATATGTTGTGCCGGCCAGCTTAAGAGCTACCGTTGACAGCTTCACACCGCTTCCTCCGGCTTCATCCGTCACATCGAAGATAATTGGCAGCATATTGTTGCTGATATACGCCCCATTTGATGGCTGCACAAGATTAATAACCGGTTTTACTGTCTCTTTAACTATTAATCGTAACGCTGCCCCTATGGTATAATCTGTCGCATCTACAGTGGTAACTGTACCGGCGCTGTTGGTCGCTTCTACGGTTACCGGCCAGTATCCCCCGCTCTGATTATACGAAGTCGTTGCCGGTGCTGTAATTGTTCCTTCCCATTTTCCTGTACTACTGTTAAGCGCAAGATTCGACCATACACCATTGATTTTTACCCTTACTTTTGTAATTGCCATGTTACTACATACCTCCTATCTGCTGCCCTGCGTACAGCTCACCCGCATAATTCTTGTCATTGGTGTAAGTTACGTTCCTGTCAGATACATCCATGATTATTTTAATAGTTCCTTTTGCTGTCGTTGACGCTGGAGTTATCTGCACATGCTCTATCTCTATCTTACTCAAATATCTCCAACCTCCTCTCCTGCATAGATTTCACCTGTATAATAACTATCTACCGTTAACAGATAATATCCACGCAGCTGTGCTGTACTCAGGAATCCACCTGTAAGGTCCGTTGTTAGCTTTTCTATGCCTGCCACATAATTTCCATATGCTCTATCTGCATTTTCAACCAGCGCCCACTGTGTTGCTTTCTCACCATTGCTTACATACTTCGCTTTTATTCCAAGAGTCAGATTATAGTAGTCCAGTATCTCAGATGCTCTCTTTGCTGCCTGCTGTGCATTCAGGAGTGTGCATGTAAAAGACTTCGTTGCCCTGCTCTTTCCGGCTTCCACCTTTTCAACAGATGCAGTAACAGTAATATCTTCCTTACTGTACTGCTTACCTGTAAGTATCACCTCTGCTGCCTCAATACCTGTTACAGTAAAGGTTATATAATTATTCTTTACTTCTATTATCTCTCCTGTGCTTATTTCAACGCTCTGCGGGTCAACCGGCGACGATAACTCTATCGTGTATGTTCCCGGCTCGTATGTGCCCTTTGCAATCTGCTTACTTTCTGCACCAAGAGTATATTCAGGATATTTTACAGCCACATCAGATATATAATCGTTGTTCGTGGTAACAGTGCTGAATTTCCTGCTCCTTGCAATCGTGCTTGTAATTACCCTGTTCGTCCGGTATATGTTAAGGCTCTCGCTTCTGGAATCATCTGCTACAGCTCCGCAGGCGAACAGAACTTCACGGAGTGCTTTCCTACACGTCTGGATCTTTAACCAACCATAAAGCTTGCACTTTCTTACTTCATCTGTAACTGTATACTCTTCAATCCCTGCTGCCTGCATGATACTGTCGATCACATCGCCTGCCAGTTCTCCGTTATATACTTTTCCCTCACGGAAATTGTATTCATCCAGTCTGCCCTTGTAATCTGTACATGTCATTGTTGTCACATTCTTATCTGTCTTAAAGCTCTGCAGAAAGAATTTACCCAGCAGTATATCTGTTCCATCCACCTTCTCGTAACAAAGTGCCTGCTGGCCTGCCTGCAGCACCTGATGCCTGCCTTTTATATTGCCAAGGTTAAAATCATCATTCTCATCGATTAATTTGAATGTGAGCTTATTTATCGCTATCTTATCCGGTATTAACTGGCATTCTTCTACAAGTGAACCATCCTTTACCGGGAGCCCACCCTCGCCGAATATATATTCCGTACCATATTCGATGTATCTGAGCTTTACATATCTGTATGGCTTGGTTCTTTCAAATGTTACCTCTATTTTCATGTAATCTTTTACTTGGTGCTCTGCGAAATACGTCAGGGCATCAGGTTCAAAGACCACATTATCAGTCAGATATCCGTCCTTGTCATACCACTTAATACGCATTTGCAATGGATAATCATCCAGAAAATAGAACTTCAGACCAATGGAGGAGTGCTGCTCCTGGAATAATATTATGATCATAGGATCATCAGTAAACTGCCCATTTTCGTCTGCGCATGTGTCAGAGAAAAATACAATATCCTCCGGTGCATCCGGCATTTCTTCCATGCTGCCATCCAGTAAAAAGAAATCCTGTTCCAAAGTAGCATAATTTGCCGATTCAATATTCTCTTTCAACTGTGATATATCAGCAAATGGTTGATTGTATGCAGTTGTCGGCGTGCTGTCTGCTATCGCTGTAGTATCTTTCAGATCGTAAATGCAGCGAAATCCTGTCTTTGGCATACTGTCTGCCTCCTTTATGGTGTCCTGAATGGCTTCTTCATGGTAAACTTACAGGTAAGCCCCTGAAATGTTACCGTATCACTGTGTATCTTCATCATCTCATCAGATACCTTACTGATATATCCTCTGAAAGAAAAATCTCCCTTCGTACTTGGCAGCACAAAATCATGAAACTCTGTAGGCTCCGTAAGCTTGTCAATCAGCCCTTCATATGTATCATCATCATCGATCACACCGAATGCCATATCATAATTGGCATATACTCCTAAGATTTCCCTCAACAAATCTCCGTCCTCTTCGTTACGTTGTGCATATTTGTCCACCACATCAAAGGATCGTTTTATTGATACAAGAGGCACATCATATGTAATTCCATCAATTATAATTCCCTGTGTATAATCAGCCATTATGACATACCTCCCAATACATCAATATCGTAACCCTGTCTATTCATTTCGTTTAGAAAATCCTGCAAAGACAGTCTTGCGAATGTTTCGCCATCATAGTTCAGATTTACGTTCAACACACCTCCTGATCTATCACCGACAACATTTCTGACTGCATCTTCGATAGTGGACAATGGTGCTTCGATGTTGGTCTGTCCGACTGGCTGGTCTCCGAGGATTGCAGCAAATGGGTTACCTCCACGGATTACTGCACCGTTGGCAAGCATAGGAATGTCCGGCATTTCCACCCTGCCAAACTGCACATGGCTTATCGTATGTGCTTCAAAATTCACTCCTGGTATCTTATTGGCGGTTGCTACTGCATCTTGCATGAATTGGTTAATCTTATCAATTACCGTATTAATCATGCTCTCACATGCCGCAATTATCTTATTCATTATATCTACTGTCTTACTTACGATACCAACAAACCCGTTATAAATACCCTTTTTCATGTTCTCGCCGAGAGTTTTCCATCTCTCTGCTGTGAACCATGGTGCTACATGTGTGTCCCACCAATTTTTTATCGCCGGTCCCCAGAATGCGACAAGTTCATCCCACTTGCCTGAGATACCATCCAATATACCTTGTGTTACTTCCAGCCACTTTTCAGCCGTGAACCACGGCGCTACATCTTCATCCCACCATGTCACAATCGCCGAATCAGCCCACCATGCTTTTATCTCATCCCATTTTTCTAACGCTCCCTGATATATTCCGTCAAATACTTCTACCCATCTTTCTGCCGTAAACCATGGTGCTACAGATGAATCATACCAACTTTGAATTTCTAACCATTTTGTAAATGCCTGTGTCTTTAGAAACTCAAGCTGTGCACTAATATTAGAAGATGTTTCTGTCATCTTACTGCTCAATGCATCTCCTGCATTCTGCAATAATTGGAACACGTCAATCATTTGCCTTACCGCACCAATCCCCGGATTGAATAATGTTAGGAATTCTGTTCCTAATCCTTCTTTCATACTATCCGGCAATTTTACATTTACATTGCCTTCTCCAAATATGTGATCCAGAATTCCCTGCGCAACACCTTCTGCAAAATCCACTGGAAAATCAATTAATGCATCTTCACAAGCCCTAAAAAACTGTGTTAAATCCCATACAAGACCTAACCAGTCTATACCACACAGGAAGTCAACAAGTTTCTGACCTATATCCTTGAATGTTTCATCTTCTCTAAGTTTATCAACGGCTGCTGTTGCTGCTTCTAATAGTCCCTTTGCAAAGGTGCTTAGAGTTTCCCCGGTAAGGCCAGCATCCCAGTTTTCAAAGAATCCTTTTATCCCTGCTGCCAAGGACTTCCCGAAATTCTTCCAGTCAAA